CTGGCCTTGCCGGTGACCCAATAGGCGAACGTCGCCGCCAGTACCTGTGCCAGCAGGTCGACAAAGACCGGCGAGTACGTCGCCGGGTCTTTCTGCCGGAAGATGTAGCGCACGTTGAGCGGCGCGCCCTTGTTGGTGAGGATTTTGGTGCCCTCGACCACGAACGGGATCGGCGGCGAATTGCGCCTGCCGTCGGTGGTGACCGGCAGGACGCGCAGGCAATCCTCCGGGATGACGTAGGAATACATCCACTCGAAGTCCGGCTTCTTGGTCTCCGCCGCAAGCGACCGCCGCGTCAGCGCAAAATTCCATGTGTGGCGGGTGAGCAGCACATCGCGCTGAAGCGCGTAGTTGCGGTTAAGCCAGCGCGCCACCGCCTTTTCGTCGGTGGTGGAGAGCACCGATTCTTCGGCCAGCCGGTCGAGCACGGCGTTGTAAATCTGCGTCTCGGAAAACCCAGAAGGCATGCTTCCCCCTACGGCGGCATCGTCCAGCCCTGCGCCATCGCCACATCGGATTGCTCTGACGGCAAGCCTTCGTGCATGAAATACGCAAAGTACGAGGTGGCCGCCGTGAGACCGGTGGCGGTCATAACTTTTTCGCCGGTCGTCGTGATCGGCAGGTTTGCAGCGAAGGTGGCCGCCGCGCCGGTCGCAACCTGTCCAGCCTTGACCTGCGCCGCCGTCGGCTTCTGCGCGCTGGTCCCCACCACGGCGTACAGCGTTCCGTTTGGCGTGTCGGTGGTGACGCGGATGTTGGCCTGCGTTGACGAAATTGCGGCGCCGGACTGTTTGGTCAATTGCGGCGCGGGAATATCGACGACGCGCACGTTGATGGTCCGCACGAGCACAGAGCCCGCGCCGTTGTCGGCGGTGATCGTCACCGGGTAGAACGTCGCCACCTCGTAGTCCCAGACGCCCGCAGTCGAGAGGACGCCAGCGGCAAGGGTAAATTTCGCGGACGGGTCCGTGGTCTTTGTGAAGGTGTAGGTCCCCGTCCCATTGAGCACTTGCAGCGTCCCGATCACCGTGCCGGGAGCGGCGCCCTCGGTGATCTGATTAAAGCCGGACAGGTAGAGCGCAGGCGGCAGGGCAGGCCCCCCGGGGACGACGCCCAGCAGCATCCTGCGGTGCTTGCGCGCGAAGTAGAGCGCGGCCTGCTGCCGATTGGTGAGCCCGGTCGCACCGACTCTCATTGCGTCGGGTCCGGGAACGGATTGTTGACCGGGATCGCGCGCAGCGGCTTTTGCTCACGCAGATTGCCGCGCGCCCCTTGGCGTCCGAAGGCAATGTCGACCGCCTTGTGTGCGGCGCGCTGGGCGCTGCCCATCTGCCGCTCGGTCTCCCGGTTGTCTTCCATGTATTTGCGGTTGGCTTCTTGCAGCGTGATCGTCCCGTCGGGTTCGCGTTTTGCCATGTTCGGCTCCATAGGCATCGGCATGGGGGAACAGGCGGGCGGCGTCTGCCGATTCGCCGCCCGCCCCACTCGCGAGTAATAGCCTAATCAGCCGTTGCTTTGCAGGCAGGCAATGGCGATCTGCTTGCGCTCCGGATAGACCCGGCTCCAGTTGGCCGTCGTGCGCAACTCCGGATCGGTCGGCGACCGGCCCGCCATTGTGTTCGACGTCCACTTGATGCCGTACGGGTGCATGACGAACTGACGCCGCGTCCACAACTCCTCGACGCCGCCGCCGTTGCCCTGCGCCGGATAGCGGAAGGTCTCGACCGGCACGTCGGGCGGGACCTCGGCGAAGCCAAAGGCGTTCTTGCCGATCAGGTAGGTGTGGTACATGGGCCGGTTGGTGCCCGCCACCGCCGGGCAGCCGTCGTCCTTCACCACCTGATAGCCGAGGTAGGTGGGGAATTTCACCTTGCCTTCGCTGTCCGGGATGAAGTCGATCAGGTTCTGCTTGGCGAGGTTGGTGTAGACCACCGAGTGCATGATGATCATGTCGAGCACGTCGGAGGCGTCGCCCATCGTCTGCGCCGCATCGAGGATGGCGTTGGCGGAGACCTTTTCTGCCGCGGTCGGGGCGCCGGTCGCGTCGGTGCCGATCACCACGCACATATCGCCCGCGTTGATGGCGATGTTGTTGGCGATCACGCCGCGCAGGATGGAGACCAGAACGCGCTGAAACTCACGCGCCCACCACGTGGCGACGCGCGAGCCGATGCGCTTCATCGGGTCATCGCCAGCCAGTTCGGAGACGAGATCGGCATCCGACCACGCCTTGTTGCGGTTGTGGCGGATCGCAATGTCCTGCGCCGCGATGATCTTGTCGGGAACGGCAAGCACCGCCGGGTCGTCGGACGAGATGTTGGCGGTCGTCGAATCGCCGAGATCATTCCAGAACGGCACGTTGACGGTCTGGCCGCCGCCGGAGAGGAAGTTCGAGAGTTGGGCGTCCTGCCGCAGGATGCCGGATTGGAAGATCGCCGTCTTCGTCATCGTCTCCTTGAGCATGTAGGGGACGAAGACCGAAGGGATCACGGCGTCGGTCAGGCGGGTAACGGACATGGGCGGTCTCCATTCGGGTTAGGCCGCCCATGCCGTGGTCAGCGATCCCTGCCAAAGCGGTTCTTGAACAAGGCTTTGTCGGGGTCTTTGCCTGCGGCTTTGATGAGCGACCGGGCTAGTTCCGGGTTCTCGCGGGCGATGCGGCCTTGCTCGGTGAGGTTCTCCTGCCCGTCTTTCCACGGATTGGTCGTGGTGAAGTGGCCGGGCGAACCGCCCTGCAACGTGCCTTCCCGGAATAAGCCTTCGCCCACCGTGGCCAGCGCGAACGCGAGCTTTGCGTCGGCGATGTTGCCCTGCTGGTCGATCAGCCCGAACGCCTTGAACGTATCCGCAAGACCTAACCCCCGAAGCCCGCGTTTGGCGAAGTCGATATTGGCTTGATAGCCTTCACCATCCATCGGACCCCACTTCGACAGTATTTCCTGATGCGCGCCGCCGACGCGCCGCTTCATGGCCTCCTGCCCAGCCTCAAGCTGCTTGGCAAAGCGCTGCACGAAGCGGTCGTGGACGAGTTGCGCCTGTCGGGGGGACAAGTCGGCCTCGTGCGACCACGTCTTGTAGTCGGTCGCGAAGGCATCGTCGTACGGGAAGTCGCTGGCGACGTCGGCGGGGAGCTTGAACGTGTAGTCCCCGGGCGTCTTCGGCTTTCCCAAGGCGGTGTAGAGCTTGTCGAAGTCTTCCTTCGGCGCATTGGCCTCGGGAAGAACGACGGCTTTACCGAGACGACTTTCCAACTCCCGATATGAGTGGATCACCACATCGGGGGTGTTGGATTTGTCCCATCCCTTTGTCTTGGCGAGATCGCGGTTGCCTGCATCTTGCAGACCGGACAGCCACGACGAATCAGAGACGACCGGCGAGGCGGGCGTCCCCGAAGGCGGCGATCCGGGTTGCCCGCCATTTTGTGCGGACCCGGCTGCTGCTTCTGGCATCTTTATTCCTCCGGTTGATCGGACGCAAGACCAGTGACCTGCGCCGCTGTCTGTCGCGCGGCAACCTCCAGCGAGAGCACTTCGGCATCAGACATTCGCAGGTACTGGAAGATGCGCCCGTACGCGGTACGCATGCCCTCGTTGAAGACGATGGTGTCGCGCTCGCCGCCCTCGGGCGGGGTGACGCGATAAAACCCGGTGAAGTTGGCGAAGTCGACCAGCACGATGCCTTGGTCTTCGGCGCTCGGCGCTCCGGTAAAGACCCGCTGGTAGGCGAGCGCGATGCGCGCTTCAGCCTCCAGACGGGAAGCCGGACGATGGGGGGATAGGAGCCTTACCAAACTGCGAAAGAAGGGCATTGGTTGACGACACCGCTGAGTCCGTTGCCGTCGGAGATTGCGACACGCCACCCTTCATCCGGTCGAGCAACCCGCTCATGGCGTCGGCAATCGCCGGAGCTTGCTGCGCGGTTTCGCCGACATTGCGCCCGGCGATGGAGGCGTCCTTGGCGATCTCGCCACCCGCCTTGCCAGCCGCCAGCGCCTGCATCTGCTGCTGCTGCTGCATCGACGCCTGTCTCTTCTGCGCCATGATGGTCTCGGTGACAATCACCTCGGCGGGCGCCCCGAAGATTTCCCTTAAAAGACGGACGGTCTTGTCCAGATCAAAGTTATCGAGGATGTCC